ACTTAGCCGATGAGATTAACAACAAGATTGCCGACAATGAGGCGCGAGTTGATGACGCTCAATCGCCGCATGAGGGCACGACACGCGAGTGACCGAAATTACTGTCCCGACAGGCCCTATCGTACAACCACCTATAAATGACAGCGCTGTTTCACAAGTAAAGCGTTATGTTGGTGGCTCTGAACGGTCAAGAGAACGGCTTGAAATACTTAAATTCGACCCTATTGAAAATCTAGTCAAAGATTATGAAGAGATACAAGGCCTTATTCAACACGAATATAAGCTTCGTGATGGTCATATTAAAAGACTTCATCCTAGTACTGGTAAAGAAATGGCTTGGTATCCTGATCTGTTAGAAAAGCTGCTCGATAAGAGAATGAGGATTAGTGAGAACCTCCTTAGGTACGGTTATGGTCGTGTAACGGAAACGTCAATCACAGAGACCAAAGAGCCTCCTAAGTTTGGAGTTATTCTTACATAATGATTACTCTTCACCCTGCTCAGTCTACTGTTTATAAAGACATCTTCATTAACAAGGTGGCAAGATACTTTCCTGTTGCCTGTTCTCGTGGGTGGGGTAAGAGTTACTTTCTTTCTTCCTGTGCTCAATCTGCCTGTTTTGAGCTCATGGCATTGCCTGCAAGCGTCCCTAATAAGCGCGTTGCAATCATCGCCCCTACTTACGATCAGGTTACTGAAATCTTTTGGCCAATCCTCGCTCATGATATGGGTATGGAGGACTTGGCCATTAAATCGTCCCAAGACCAAGGCCGTTTCTTCTTACCTAATAACGTAGAACTGAGACTGATCTCTTATGAGGCCGTCCAGCGTATGCGTGGTAAGGGCTACTACTTTGTTGGCTGGGATGAAATCCGTGACTGTACTAAGGGCATCGATCAGAAGAAAGCTTGGGAATCTGTCATTCAGCCATGTATTACGACTCGTTGGTCGCCTATGCTGGCTAGGCAATATGGTGCCCCTTCTCCTGGTCGTGCTGTTATTACGTCCACGACGAATGGTTATGACTTCTTCTATGAAATGCATAACTACGAAGAAAAGGACCCCAATTGGAAGTCGTATCAGTATGACTACCATAGTAGCCCTTACCTCGATCCTGCTGAAATCGAAGACCTGAAGAACAAGATTGACCCTCGTCAGTTTGCTGCTGAATATCTGGCCCAATTCAAGGACTCAGGTAACAGCGTCTTCTACATGTTCGATCGGAAGAAGCATGTAAGAGTCGATATACCAGACCTACAGCCCGGCGAAGATGTCCATATCTCTATCGACTTTAACGTCGGTGTTATGGCTGCCAGTATGTTTGTTGTTCGTGGCTCTCAAATGCACTTCCTCAAGGATTACATGGGTCATCCCGATACAGAAACCCTTGCCAATGTCCTCAAGGAAGAATTCCTGAATAAAGGACACAAGGTATACTGTTATCCTGACCCTACTGGACATCGTCGTCAAACGTCCGCTCCTGTTGGCCGTTCTGACTTCTCCCTCCTTCGTGCTGCTGGACTGATTGTTCTGGCACGTACTAAGAGCCCAGGTATTGCTGACTCTGTTCAGGCTGTTAATCGTCGTCTCATGACGGCAAACGGTACGATATCTATGTTCTTCCATCCTCGCGCTGAGAATACGATCGCCTCTATGGAACGTACTCGGTGGATCGATAAGAATCCCGACACAGCTACCCTTGATAAATCACAAGGCTTTGAACACCACTCTGATGGCGTCCGTTATGCCACTGAGTTCCTCTTTCCTGTGCAAAGCTCTTCTACTGCTTCTGCACGCGGCTTTAAATTCTAGGAATCACCAATGGAGATTATCCATTATTTAAGACTTATTGGCATCTTCATGTGGCTCGTTCCTGCTGCTATGGCTGCTCCGGCTCTTTTGAGGACCGTTAAGGGTACTACTAAAGAGTACGATCCTCTTATGACACTCATTGGTATATCTTCCTTTGTCTCTGCTATGTTCAATATCTCAGCCATTGCAGGTCGCCCTGATGCGATCGTTATAACCTTGGTTTCACTGTCTATTGGTGTTGCCGCCTACGCTGCATACTTAATGCGCAAATATGAAAAGGCTGGCTAATGGTTGATCCCGACGTGCCCATTAAAGTTGCTCAGTCAGGTATCTCCCTTGGTAGTGCCTTGACAGCGGCTGGTGTATGGACAGGCATCTTTACATTCCTCGGTATTATGTGGAAAAATAAAGTGCCAATGAAGAAGCTAGGTATTGATGCTGAAGAACGACTACGTGAAGACCTCATGAATCAACTCAATGCTAAGGACAGCGCTGCTCAGGGTCGTTATGACGCTCTAGAGAAACGTTTAGAGGCAATGAGGGCACGCTATGAAGCGCGTCTAGAGACAGAACGAGTGAGCCATGCTGCAGAAATGCAAATCATGCGCCACCGTATGAACAATCTAGATCAATGCTTGAGCATGATGCTTGTTATGACTGAAGAGAACCCTGAGAAGGCTAAGAACATTGCCGCTCGGGTGCGTGAAATGAGAGAACGTCAAGAAGTACTTGAGAATGAAGAGAAGGCTCGTATCGCCGCAGCACGCTTATCTGGTGCCAATGTAGAGGACCAGTTGACGCATGGCTAGATCATCTATCACATCTACTACTAATGAAGCTAATACCGATGCAGGTTCGATACTGTTCTCCATGGTTATGGGCGAGCAGCTAGAATTTCCGATTGATATTAACTTCTATCCTGATGCGTCTCAGTTGCTTTATGAAGCTGTCGTTATGGAAGCTGCACCTGGAGATAATCCTCCTACTGCCGTAAAGGTGGGTGGAGTTAATACTGTTCTCGCAACTCGCTTTCCGACGTACATGGGAGTCTTTAATCCGGCTGCCTTCTACAATCGTGGCGAAATGGTGCTATATAACAACGTCTATTGGGAGCTTACAGCAGGTACCAACTACAAAAATACTTTGCTGACCCCTGCCACTGATCCAATGTGGCGTACCTCTGGACTTAACAGAGTGTACATTCGTGTGCCTTCTACCCTTGGCACTACATGGTCAACTCAACCAAGTGTTACTACGCGTGCTTATGGCTTCTTAGAAGTTGCTTGTAGTGAACTTCCGATGGTTACTTTCCCATTTACTTGGAAGCCCATCAGAGGTATTATTGAGTTGCAATTCTCGCCGACGCAGCTTGTGCCATGAGGTTGACAACTAGTGGTTATTTAACTGCTTTGTCGACTAGTGGACGTTCGCCTGTCATTTCTACAACGTCAGCCTCGAATACTCTTAAAACAAATAGCCTTAACCTCACTCTTAGGAGTGCTGTTGATGGTGATCAGACAGCCGGTCCTGAATACTTACAGGGTGACGGTGCTGTACTGTTTTATACTGTTCCGGGTTACGTTGTCGATGGCTATTATGGGACCTTTTAATGGCGTTAACTACCCGTACAGCTAAAGGTACTCCTCTTACCATCGCGGAGATGGATGATAACCTGAAGCTGCTAAATAATCTGTTTATTCAGGATACTGCTCCAACACCTACGAGTACCACTTACATGTGGATTCAGACGAACGTTGGTGGTGTTCCTAGTGACTTTACAATCTGGATCGAGGATGGCCTATGACACTTAAGAATGCCCTAGGCGGCCTTGCCTTGGATGCTACTATTGTCTCCCCTGATGGCAAGCGTATTGATCAAATAGGTACAACTACAAGTAAGTTTGTAGATGGCTTTGGTGGTCCTAATATTGCTGTCACTGCAGATGCCCTCGCATCGCTCACTAAGTGGAATGTTATTCGTAATACTGGTATGGCTGTTGCTCGTACTGCTGGCGCACTTGTTATTACTACTGGTGCTGTTAGTGGTAGCGAGCTACTGCTTGTTGGTAAAGATTTCTGTACTATTCCACAGAATCTGATTGCATCGCTCACTCTGAGTGCTCGTAACGCCAACCAAGAAATCCGCGTTGGTTACGTTGAAGTTGATGATAATGGTGTTCCTATTGCGAATTCCAGTCTTGCTAACTTCTTCCGAAACCATGCTGCTGTACTATTCACAGGTACATCGAATACAGGTGCAAGTCTTGAAACACTTGGTGGCGATCATATTGCTACAAAAGTAGTTAACGTATCATCACAAAACGCGTCTACTGGTGTCGTCGAATACGCACTAGAGGTACGTGCTGAAGATGTAACGTATGCACAAGCGCTTGCAGATAATATCGGGGCACGTAGCGCACAAGGTGCTCGTATCTCTACTATGTGTCCAAGCCCGTATGCTAAGTACGCACCTTTTATTTGGCTACGAAATACCGCCGCAACTGGTACTTGTGTTGTGACTGTTCAACGTGTTATTTCGATGGACATTCAAGAGCTTCAAGTAGAGGTTGGTGGTGGTCGTGGTAATAACGTACCTAGCCAAGCAATTCCTGTTGTATTGGCAACGCCTGGTGCTACAAACAATATGCGAATTGCTGATGCTGCTGTTACTGCAGGGAGTAATGGTGGTAGTATTGCTAAAGTATTTAGTGCTGCTACTAATAATTTGACTAATATCAAAGCATCAGCAGGTAGGCTTTGGGGTGGTTATCTATTTAACAGTAGTGCTTCCCCTGTGTATCTTCGTTTATACAATGCAAACGCTATTGCTAACGTGACAATGGGTACAACCTCTCCAATGGCTGTCATTCCTATTCCCATGAGTGGTGTGGTTAACCTTGCTTCTATTCTTGACCAATATGGTTTGTCGTTTACTACTGGCATTACTTATGCCATTACAATGGGGTCTGCTGACCTCGATAATACGGTCCTCGGTGCTGCTGGCATCGTGATCGGCACCCTCCTCTTCGTATAAAGGAATACACAATGGATGATCTGATGATCCCCCAGAACCAACCGAATGTTGCTCAAAGCATTCAAGAAGCAGAGACCATCCTGGACAAGCCTGAAGGTGCCCCTCTAGAGCTTGGTTCGCCGAGTAACCCTGAGCAGCATCTGAATACTTTCCATGAAGATCACCCTATTCCGTCTAATAAGCCTGTTAATCCTGCTGATGCCTCGGATGAATATCTGAAGGTTCATTCAGGACCGGCTGCTGCTACGACCTTCGACTACATCGCTCAGAACCCTCCTAAAAGGATTGAAGATCGTGCTCCTTGTAATTGGCATCTTGAAGCTGACGGCGATCGTGTCACAGGTACTAACCACATGTCTGGTGAGACCTTTGAGGGCACCCGCGTCGAGTTTAATCGCCTCCTGCGAGGTCAGTAATGCTTGATGAAGCAGGTTTTAATGCTCTAAAGTCTGCTCCCTTCGCACAAAAACCCGGCCCTACAGTGAATGCTGCAGCTGCTCCTGTCGTTCGTACAGTTGCAGACCCAAGTGATTCATATCTATCTTTGCTTCCTTTGTGGACAAAGAGTAGGGCCGTTTGTCGTGGTCAAGACGCAGTAAAAGCATTAGACAGTAAGCTCGATGTAGAGACTTTTAGTAATCTACTGATCCCTTTCTCGCCGTCAATGACGCAACATCAGTACGACTTTTATAAGAGTGAGGCTGAGCTTCCTGGTATCACTGCTCAATTCAGTAGGACACTTGTTGGTGGTCTTCTTCGGAAGACTCCTACACTTACCCTTCCTGATGGTGTACCAGAAGGTGCTGCTGAATGGATTATCAATGAGTTCGCTCAAGATGATTCATCGCTAGTATCCTTTATGGATGAAGCTTTGTGGGAAGAAGTACAGACATCTAGGGCTTGGCTTCGAGTTGATTATCCTGACCTTTCTACTGGTGAGGTTGACGCTCTTGATGGTCGTGCTAAACTTCGTGAGGCTGCAGAAGAAGATGAAGACACTCTTAAGCCTTATCCTGTTCTGCATCTTGCTGAGTCTGTCATTAATCATCGTACTCGTACAAGCGAGTCTGGTAGGACTATTCTTGATCGTCTCATCGTTCGTGGATTTACGGAGTTCTATGATGATGACCGTTTCGAATTCCACCCGGGCTACGTAGAGACTGTCTGGGTACATGAGCTAGGCCCTGATGGCTTTTACCAAGTGCGTGTCTATAAAGGCGAACACCCTGCACAACAAGTTGTTGTTGTAGCTGGTGACAAAGTCATTGATGCTACCACCTCTGAGAGAGTTAAGCTTGATGATACCATTCAAGTTATCTATCATGGTGAACGTATCAGGATGATCCCTGCGTGGCCTCTTAATGGTACAATCGAAGGTTCAGAACCTATTCTGATCGCGATTGTCAATAAAGAGATTGCTCTGTATAATAAGATATCGCGTCGTAATCACCTTATGTATGGTGCTGCTACGTATACTCCTATTATCTCGTCTACGATGTCTGATGATCAGTTTATTGCTGCTGTTGGTGGTGGTCTAGGTAGCTGGATTCACTTGCCTAATTCTGAAGACAAAGCTGACATCATGAAGACGCCTACTGAGGCTCTCGCTGATATGGATCGTGCTATTGCAGCCGCCTATGAAGAGATTGCTAAGCTAGGTGTTCGTATGCTTGCCCCTGAGGCAGATCAAAGTGGCGTTGCTCTTGATATTCGAAATGCTGCTCAAACAGCACAACTCGGATCGCTCAATACCAAGGTCTCTTCTGTTCTTCGTCAAGTAATTGCCTTTATGATTAACTGGCGGTACAACCTCGAGATTAGCGCTGCTGATGTTGAGTTTGAACTGTCTTCTGATTTCAATCCTATGCCGCAAGGTCCTGATTGGCTTCGCTTGGCTACTGAATGGTATCAAGCAGGTCTCATTCCTCGTCGTATCTGGCTCCTCATTCTCAAGCAGAATGATATGATGCCTCCTGATTATGATGATGATGAAGGTCAGAAGGAAATGAATGAAGATGAGCTTGTTGTTAATGCTTCCGAGCAACTACAGGCTAAAGCGAGTACCTTCGCTGATAAGATGAAGAACGCTACGAAAGAAGAGTAATTATGACGCCCTGGCATCTAGGGATTTATCCCGTAAGCATCTACGTTATCACAAAGCAAAAGCAGCTCAATAAGTTGTGTAAGAGGCATGAGATTAAAGACAATCCTGAAATGAAAATCGATGGATGCGCTGCTGCAGTCTTTAATCTAGGAGAAATAGAGGGTCAGCTAGAACTGGCTCTCTATATCCCTCATGATCTCAAGGACGGTTCTATTGCCAATGTAGCCTCGCTGATTTCGCATGAGTGTACACATATCGTACAATCTGTATGGAATCACACATGTGAGAATGAACCTGGTGATGAAGCTGAAGCCTATTTGCTTGGCTACCTTGTATACCATTTCATGGATATCATCTATCCAGACAATGAAGGAAAGAAAGTTGGAACTCCCAAATAACGATGACGACGATCACGATGATCGTAACCTTTATAAAGACGAAGACTTGCAACATGGCTGGGTATTGCATATCTGTCCTACACAAGATATAGCGCCTCATATTCTGTCTAATGATTGCCCTTGCCGTCCGTTTGGTAATGATGACCAACAAGTCGTTCATAACGCATGGGATGGTAGAGAACTCTATGAGACAAAGAAAAGGAAACCTCACTAAATGAATATCAACACCGAAATCTATGACCGCGCGGTCGATCGTGCTGCCATGGTTCGGCTGTATGAACGTCGTGTTAGTGGTAAGGTCACCCTCGAATTAGATGGCCATGAGGTTCGTCTAGACAAGCTAATTAGGGATGCTGAAGCGTCTCCTAAGGGCATGAAAGCACTCCAAGAAGCGGTCGATCAAGAGCTAGTCAAGACCTACGGGTCTGTCTTCTCCACTATGAAACGATCTCTCTTGGATTCTTTCGCTGCGCAAGTATCATATGCGTATCAAAACTTAGAGACTGCTGTAGGCGAAATCTGGCGCACTCAAAGGCCGGAGCGTCGGGTCGCCGAAGAGGTCGTCCTGCGTCGTCCTCTGCATCAGGATGCTACTCTCGCGCAAGGCTGGACTAACGTCTCTGCTGGTGAGCGCATTAGACTTGAAGCCCTTATTCGAAGGGGTATAGCCGAAGGATGGTCTCCTTCTAAGATTGCTTTAGAGGTTCGCAAAGGCAACGTCGTTAATATCTCTCGTAATCAAAGCCAAGCGCTTGTTACGACTGCAATTACCAGCGTTAATGCCCAAGCAGACCAGAGCGTCTATGAAGCGAATAGACAGGCCCTTCACGGCTGGCAGTATGTCGCTGTACTTGACAGTAGAACAACTCCTCTATGTGCGCATAGGGATGGTCACATCTACGACTCTACTGATATTGTACACCTACCTCCTGCCCACTATCGTTGTCGCTCGACAACCGTCCCCGTTGTTAAGTCTTGGGAAGACCTCGCTAAGCTCGAAGGTGTTGCTCAAGTACGTAAACGTAACATAGCGAAGTTGACAGATGCGCAAAAAGCAAAGTATGATGGTCAAACGCCTCTTCGCGAGAGCTATAATGATTGGCTTAAGCGTCAGCCTACTGCTGTTCAGTTGCGTCACCTCGGTGATTACAAAAGAGTAGATATGCTGAATACTGGTGAGCTTACTGTTGATAAGTTCACTAATGACAAGGGCAATAGTATCGGTATTAAAGAACTTCGTCAGATGACAAACATCGAGACGCCATCAGGTGATACTCGTAAGTTTGCCAATGCGAAGGATAAGCTTGATGCTATGCAGCTAGGTGCTTCAACACCTGAAGATTTGTATGAAATGAGGAATACCCTTGTTGACTACTATCTGCTGCAAGCCGGTGACCTTAATGGTAATTTATCTCTGACTAATTATCGTGGTGTTCAACTTGGTAACAAGAGAGCTACTCGTGGTAAGGTCATTCAAAGTCCTCCTACAGAAGAGCAACTCAGGTATAACCCTCTAACTGGTCGATACGATGATGTTCGTTTCTATCAGCCGAATAATGAGGTATATGCTGGTGCTGTTCGTAGGATCAATGAGAGTGAACAACTTCTGCAATCAGACAAGGACTTCATTAACAAGGTCCTAGGTGATCTGGCGATGAAGATGTCCATGAATGAGCGCGCTGTTGTAGGTGAGAATCTTCGTGCTGTCATTACTCGTTATAGGACGAAGCCCGAGGTGTGGGGTAATACTAAAGCTGTTCTTAATGGACAGATGAAGTTCGATGTTATGAACATCAGTGACAGTATTGAGACACAACTCCGCAAGGATAAGGATGTTCTCAAGAAGCTCATGGATGATGACTACATCGATCCTGTCCTTGGACGTACTCAGCTAGAGACTCTTCAGAAAGAGTTCGTTGACAATATCATGGCACGTAATAAGTGGGAAGATACCACTGCCAGAGAGATTGCCAGAGAGCTGCAACCTATCTTTGATACTGCCATCCCTCTTAAGATCAAGCGCCGCCTCACTGATAGAGACCTTCAACAGTTCTATCTCAGGTTTGCTCATAGGCTTGGTATGGCTGACAGTCCTGATCGTGATGGTCTTGCTGTATCTCTTGGACGTGATCTTCATAATCTTGCTGGCTATACTGGTAATCGTAGAGAATGGTATGCTACAGGCTTAAAGATTCTAGAGAAGAATGCAGGCAACCTCTTTGAAGTGAATGCTTTTGGTGTTCAGAAGAGACGTATGAAGAGTCGTTTGTCTGGCCAATACTTTGGTCCATACTATGATACAACTTCATACTACATTGATATCATCGATAGTCGTATTACTAATTACGCTAAGCTCAATCGGAAAGTCGACATGGGACTTCGTGTTGCTGTTACAGATGCTGCACCTCAGAACCGTCTCCTCTTCCGTGAAGGCTATAAGACATACTTCCTTGATCGTGGTATTAAGGGTATGTATGACACGCGTATTCCAGTAACCAGTACGAGTAGCTTCTCTGATTTCCCTGTCGACATGATCGATAAAGACATGGTCAATGCCATGAATTGGGCAGCACAGTCTCGATACAAGATCGACGAGGACTTCTATGATTTCACTCAGAAACTTCTCTATTTCAAGGACGATAGAGGCGGTGCGGCAAAGTATGATGCACTCAACCACTACAGAGACTATATCACCGGACGTGGAGACGCGTACGAAAGATTCAAATCAATGGAGTGGCTTAGAAAAGGTAATCAATCTTTCTCCAACCATCCTTTTCTGGATCATCGTGCTCGCGTCTACGACCGAGGGCTTATATCTGCTCAAAGCGGCGAAACATTCCGTCCCTTCCTTAACACGGACGTTGCAAAGCCCCTTGGTCGCGAAGGCTATGACGCTTTTACTGACCAGGTAGGTGCTTTCCTCGGTGGACAGTCTGATTACTTTGAAGGTGCCTTTGATGGTCTAACCTTTATTGGTCGTCAGAAGATTGCTGCTAAATGGCGTCCTACCATGATTGAATTCGGTGAACGAATGATGTCAGCCAAACCAGCAGATATTCGTTGGATACTTGAGAGCGATATCTTTGCTCGTATTGATGGTGAAGAGCTTGGTAAGTTTATGCGATTGGCTATCGAGACAGCTAAACTCGATCGTCATTTGAAAGGTACTTACAATGCTGCTTCTCTTGACACTCTCAAGGATTACATGACTGGTCTTGCAATGGAACAAGATGCTTCGTCATCTGGTGCTCAAATCATTGCATTGACTACTCGCAACAAGCAACTCGCATCGTTATCAAATGTTATTCCCACCAATCAGAAGAGACGTCTGTACGATGAGATTGCCGCAGCCACTTACGAAGACCCAAGGTTTAAGACGCTTAATGAGCGTTTGGGCCTATCACTTAAGGACCTTCAAAAGGCTGCTAAAGGCCAGAACATGGTCACCTTCTATGGTGCTGGTGAGAAGACAGGTATCTTTGCTGTTGAAACTAAACTAGCAAAATCACTAGGCAAGCAAGAAGGAACGCTGGTCGTAACTTCTAGCGAGCGCCAACGAGTGTTGAATGAAATCGATGCTCGTATAGCGCGTTTGGCTCGATATGATCCGGATGGCGAAGCTGATCTTAGAAGCCTTCGTAATGATGTCCGAGACGTATTTAATAAGGGTCAAGACCCTGGTGATGCTATAATGGAAGACCTATGGTTCCTTGATCCACAAACTAAGGACATCGTAGAGAAACTTAGCAAGAGTTATGAGAAGGTTGTCACACCAGACGACTTTAAGGCTATTGCTAGTATCATGTCTGACCATCTATCTGAGCAGGTGCCAATCCTAAAGGACTTTACGAAGTTCTTTGGTAGACTTGCTGAGAGTTACCTTGCTAATGCTAAGCCAAAAGATGCTGATCTAGATTGGAAAACAATCGTTGAACTGAAGGTGCGCGGTAAGCGTCAACAGCAACGACTTAATCCTTTACTGGCTCAAGTGCTTGGCCTTCCAGCTGATGTTCCAGTGACAGAACAATTGCTGCAACGTATTACTGGCTGGAATCCAAATAGTACACTTGCTGATTTCCTCCTAGGTACAACTGTACCAGGTGATAGAACTGTTGGTAAGAAACTGTTTAAGCTAGACTTCGGCAAGGCTGCAGATGTTATTCCTTCGCTAAAGAAAGCTTCTAAGGCGTCTGAGATTACATTTGCGTATACTGATATGAATAAGGTTCCTAAGAGTTGGACCAGGGTTCCTTGGGTTAACTTTGACGGTAAGACAGTAGAACAGAATTTCACTCAAACATTCGAAGAGCGTCTTGTCTATAAAGATAAAGATGGGAATTGGGTAACGAACATTCTGATGGTCCCTCAAAAGACCGCTGCGACTTGGTGGGAAGAAACCTTCAGAAAAGAAGGAACTATCAACGACATTGCAGATGCTCAGAAAGCTCGTACCGCGTTCGCAGTTAATGGTAACCACTCAAACGATGCTGTCATCGTTAAGAAGTTCCATTTGTGGGGACGAAAGAATGGTGTTTCCACTTCTACTGTTCACGATGCCTTCTTCACAAACATTGCGGATATGCTTGAAGGTAGAACAGCTCTGAGAGGTATCTACGCTGAGACTCTGGATAACAATGTTATCAAGATGACTCTGGATGAGATGCGTTCTAGGGGTCTGCCTAAAGAAATCTATGATGCCTATCTACAAGAAGCGATTGAGAAGGGTCTTATCCCTGTTGCTGGTAAATCTCGAGTTGGCGGAAGACTTCTTACGAAAGAAGATATCTTGACCAAAGAAGATGTTCTCCAGGCAGTACCCTATGACTTCCAACAGAACTATGGTTGGTATGGAGTTGGGTAAAGAGTGACCCCGTTAGATTAACCCCAGAATGGGGCGC